GTTCTTTGCGATGTTTGCTACCAAAGAACTTAACCTTGAATTTCTTCAAATTCGACATCTTCTGCATGTTCTTTTAATTTGTTTAATTTCTTTCTTTGTCTCTTTTATTGTAACTTCTTTATAGCAGTTCACGTTACAGCTTGACACTATAAATAGAGCTACCAAAATAATTAACTTTCTACCCATGTTATTTTGTTTTTTCTTCAGGGTGTCGTTTGAAATACTCTTCTAACACCTTGCCGTTATTAACTTTCACTCCAAGCTCTTTTGCTATTGCCTCCAATTCTGGTAAGGCTTCAAAGATTGTCTTTGACATATCAATACCTCCTTATTTCTTCAATTTTGTTACTGATAAACTTAGAAGAGACGTGACCGCAATTCTCACATACACATATGATATTCTTGCCCACTTCTTCATTCCTTACATTTGTAACCGTTTCGGTTGAATGAATTTTCTTTCGGTGTATTCCTATGAAACACCTGAACCATTGTCCTGACATATAACATTATTTTTAGTTAGTAATTCAATTGCTTTATCTTTAGTGATAGATTTACCTTCATAATGGAAGAAAGTCTTGCTACTGCCTTGTATTCGTTCTGAAATTCGTTGTATTAACAGTTCCTCTTCTTCCTTCGTAGGAACGTAATTGTTCCAATAGTCTTTCATTAAAACTTGTTCCCAATTCTCGGAATAGTCTGGAACGTTGAACCCACGCTTGATACATTCTTCGTGTATCTGTTTGTAACGGTCAAGAGTGAATTGAGCCTTGTCTAAGAAGAATGTTACATGTCCAGTACCTAAACAAAATTTACTCGGTATTCTTTTCAAAGCTCCGCTGGTATAAGACTTAACAAAGCAAGCAGGCAATCTCTTTATTTCTCTATGCTCAGCAAGTAAGTGTTCATCTGTTAAACGTCTTACCGATATAGCACTATTTATTCTTGTCATAAATTATTTGTTTTGTTAAATAACTTTGCTAAAATAGAAAAGGGGCAACTTTCGCTTGCCCCAAGTCTCGGTTTACGCAACGGCTCTTAGCTGTTGAGGAAACATTTGAATTATTTTGCCATTTAGGACTTTTGCAAGCTCTCCACTAATCATACTCATACGCTGTCAAATCCACTCACCCCCGTGTGAAGGTTTTTGAAGAGACACCTACAAACTCAGGGCTGCTGGTTAAGCAAATCCACCACTCCATTTTAGTAAACGGAGAAACTGCCATCTTTATTGCGAGCAAGATATTAATCAAGAGAATAAAGCAGGACTTCGTGGAGGTGACGGGAATCGAACCCGTGTCCAAACGTACTTTACTAAAAGTCTCAACGAACTTACTTTCTTTATAACTTTGCCTTAAATATAAGGCTCTATATTTTCCTCAAGCCAAGCCTTATCTTGGAAATTCTTTTTAAACTCCTCAACCTTCTTTTCTGCTTCCTCTTTCGTATCTGCTTCAAATAGTTGAGACGCAGGGCAAGGAGTATTAGCATAGGCATCTAATTGCATTTGCTGATTATCGTATATTCTCACCCTTGCTACTTCGGGTGGATATTTAGGAATATCTGGGTTGTTACATTCTTCGTCAGGCAAGACATCGTATTTTGTCCACGCCATATAAACTCCGTAAATTTTGCTCATAATACTATTTGTTTAATGGTGATTCTTGTAATCTCGTTAAATTAAATCCAATCATATTTCCGCAACTTGGACATCTAAATCCATAGTTTTGTTGTTCCATACGTCCGTTATACGAACACATCATGCAATAAGGTTTCCAACCGTCATACCAAGTTCCTCCTTTTGCTTCCTTTACTCTTCTCAGCTTCTCCTCCTCTGATAAAGAAAGATTGTCTTGAACTGTTTCCATTATGCTATTGTTTGCTTCCATAGCTCGTTCAGTTCTTTCTCCGATACTTCAATTGACGTATCAGGATATGTTAATACTAATTGTTTTGCGAAGTTAATATGGGTGTTGGTACTTCTAACAACGGCAGCACAACAATTTATAAAAACTTGAGCATCCGATAGGTGACTCATAATAGCCATTTGTACTGGTATATAACGAACTCCTGCCTCACGCTCCTTCTTTTCCTCAATACCTTTCAGGAACACGTAACCTTCTTGGCTCGGTTTATATATCCTTTCGGAATTGGGATATGTACCTACAAACTTAACGGTTGTTAATGGGTTCCATGATGATTCCCAAACTTTACCATTATTCATTTCTTTGAGTTTCTCATATATCTTGAGACAATCTTCGGCATCTTTCTTGTACTCCTCCGATTTTAATTGCTTTTGTAAGCGGTCGTATAACTTTCCCATATTGTTTATATATTTATTTTAAGCAAATTATTTAAAATTCCATTTGTTTCAAAAAGAAAATGTTCAAGAGCGGTTTGAGCGGCTTCCTTTGTTTTATATACACTTGAATATTTTTTACAAATTCTTTGAGTTATTCCGTTATCTGAACCATTTAGATAACGTTGAATGTAAACAATTACATCTATTTTAAAACAATATCCAAATATTTTGTCTTCTCCATTTAATAAACAATTGCTAATTTCTTTTTGATATTCAATGGTAAAATCGTCATATGGAAAATTATCTCTGTAATTACCCGTAGAGTTTCTGATGTAATCGGTAGAAATTTCTATGACGCCAGAAACTCCTTTCATTTTTGATAAATCAAAAGGCTTATTATTTAACATTATCCACATATTCATTTTCTCCTTTCTTTATACAGTTCATTGTATATATTACCGTAAAACTCTGTTTTGTTAGTTATCCTTGTTATGGTTTCTTCATCATACTCCCCAAGGCTCATATATTCTTCTTCATTAACATCCCTACCAAGAGCAAGCTCCATAGTGATATCAACGTATTTGTCTCCAATCTTATTCCAAGCGTGCTCAATTCCAAACGCTCCTAAGCATGTCACTTTTCCTTCTACATAAACGGCTCCTGGGATTATCTTAGTTAGCAAGTGAGCGTTCTTGTAGCACATCTTAGGCTGAGGCTTGATAATAGATTTTATTTGCTGAATATCCTTCTTGCTTAATGCTTCAGACAATGGTACAACTTTACAATCCTTAGCATCTTTTATCATTTGGTCATAGAACTCTCTTTGTCTGCCTGACATTATAGTAGCGACTGTTTTGAGCTCTATGACCAATTTACTTTCCTTATTTTCCATATCAAAATGTAAAACCTATATAGATTGTTTGCGTACCTTTCATCAGCTTCTCGTGATTAGTATCATCGAATTTGAAGCAAGAGTATTTACCAGCTTCTCTTATATACTCTCCACGTACCCATATTGGAGCGGTCTCCGTATCTTGAAGCTTGAAATATGTTCCTTGATTAACCTTATTAACTTTTGTTGCTTTCATGACCTTACATCTTGATTTGTTAGATACTCCATTGCTTCTTCTATCTCTTCGTCAGCAGTTGTTACGGCTTCTGAAGGTTCATATCCTGCTAAGTAAGCAGCCTCAAGCATTACTTCAGGATTAACTTCTAAGGCATTAGCCATTGCTAAATTTCCGTCCATATTACAAACTTTTTACAAGTCCTTCGGGAATGTATTCAATTCCATATCTACGGAAGAGTGCTACAACGCTATCCCAATTGCATGCTTCTCTGCTATCATCTTTTTCAAAGAATGTTTTATCAGCCGTTATCCGATAACCTTTATTGATAAGTTTTAAGGCTTTTGCCTGTGCTTCTGAAGGTTTCTTGTTACTCTTGGTAGTCTTAGGTAAAGCAACGAACTCGTCAATTGTTAGTTCCTTCTTTTCCTCCTTTACAGGCTTTGTCTCTTTCTTAGCAGCTTTCTTCTTAGGCTCGGACTTCTTTGCAGAAGTCGTTGCCTTATCGGTGCGTTGTCCTTGCTTTTTGTCGGCTGGATTAGTTCTCCAATCGAATTTTCCAGGAGCGTATTCAGTCCATATCCATGTAGGGTGATTAGGATGAACGTCACCCACTTTGCGGGCAGTTTTAGCTTCCTTTTCCTTCGGCTGTTCCTCTTTATCAGCTTTCTTAGTTTCTTTATTCGTAGGTGCTTTGTCTGCCTTAGCAGGAGCTGCTTTTGACTCTGAATTCAATAACGCTTTCGCTAACACTTTCTCATCAATCTTTTTGTAAGTCATTATTTGTTGTTGAACGAATATGATAACTTCATATCCAGTGCCTGTATCGTAAGTGGAAAGAATATTCTTTTTAACTAAGCTGCCAAGAACACCTTTGACGGTCTTAACGTCCCATTTAACAATTTTAGCTACATCATTACAATCTAATGCGCTGTATTCCTCTCCGAAAGAAACATCTGGTGATTCATTGATAACATTCAAAAGAACAATTTCTTTGTCTGTTAGTTTGTTATCCTTATTGTTTACTATATCATTAACGGTCAGTTTTTCTTCTTTGACTGCTTCCTCAGCTGCTTTGCTTGCGTCTTCAAAATTCTTCAAACGGCTGGTAAGGATATTCTGAATGTCTTCGTTGTTCACATCCTCACTCTTGATATTCTTCAACTCAGCAAGATTATCCCAGTTGTTAAGAATATAGGTTGCAAGTTCTTTAGCTTCCTTAGCAGCTGGACGTTTCTTGCTTGAGATAGCAGCCATCTTAACGGCTTTCAATTCGTTGAGCCTTACAATACGCTCATCCATTACAGGAGCATCGAAGTTTTCAACTGCGTTGTTTACTTTCTTACTGTCTTCCACCTTTACGGTCTTGTTTGCTTTTGTTGCCATATTACTTTGATTTTAATTGGTTTGAAACTTATTGTTTTGTTAAGAAACTTTGTTATCTTTAACTTCATGAAGTAAAGGTACGAACTTCTACTGGAGTAGAATAACGGCTAAAAGTACCGTCAAAATTTGGAACGCTGAAATAGTACGTTCCTTGTTTCGGTGTACTATAAGTCTCCATAACTCTTTTACTTTGCTGAATTAACTCTAACATATTTAAACCATCTATATTGAAAAACTTTGCGAGTTTTCAAATATCCTAAATCTTGGTCATTGTTATGAGCTTCTTCCTCAAACGATACATCGTGATATGCTTCGGATTGCTTGCTATGAAATAATCTTATCAAAAGATACTCTATAACATACCAAAGATAAAACCCAATAACAAACATCTCAAGCATCTGTACCGTGTGTATGCTCTCGTGGTTATAATCTTCGGGTGAAACGGTATCACCTTTTACAAATAGAACTCCGCAAAGGTTGATTATTTTATATCTACCAAAGGGAATGAGTTTGTTTTTAATTACTATCATATCAATCCTCTTTGAATATGTAAATACCAATACATAACCACTCAAATTCCAAGCTCTTACTTGAAACGTTTATATTGATTGCTGGAAGGATAGCCCAAAAGCTCTTCGGAGTTAAATCAATATCAATCTTCAAACTTATTCTTTTCATAATAAATGCCTTTTACAATGTTTTATTTCTTTTTCTTATCTCCCGTGAAGTAGTCTTTATTTTTATTCTTGTACTGCCCTGCTTTCGTCTTGCTCGGTGGTACTTTGTCTTTTCCTCTTCCATTACCTCTTTCAATCGGCTCTTCTTCCTGAGCAGTCGGTCTTTTGCGTTCCGCTTCAGCGTCAAAGCCTGATTGTCTTGCTTCCATCTCTTGTTTTTGTTTTCTTAACTTTGAAAGAAATATGTTCTTTGCGTTCTCAGCAGCACTATGTTCCTTGTCAGTTACATCCTCTGCTTTAACGTCCATAACTTCTCGTCCAGCGGTACGTTCTATCATACCAAAGTCATAAGCTGTATTGGACGGATATTGCATTTCAGCATCCTCGTCAAAGTCTCCTGAGATGTCAACGAACTTAGCATAATAAGAGTTATGAAGCCCAGCAACTAATTTCTTTGGGTCATAGTTCATTCTTGCCGCTACACGTCCCAATATGATTTCCTTGAGATTGATTGTCTTGAGTATTTCCTTCTGTATGTGATTTTGTATTGTTACCTCAATATTTATATCAACCGCTCCATTAACTGTCAATATGTCTCCTTCGGCTTCCTTGCGTATTTGCTCCAAGGTACGAAGCATTGCGTTGTAAGCGTCAGTTGAATTGATAGCAACGTATCTCGCTTTCATCTTGCTATACATCCAAGCAAGCTCCTCAAGTCTCGGTCTTTTATTATATAGTCTTACATCTGTCACTCTGTTGCGAAACTCCTCACGCTTTCTCTCAATCTCAACTATATGTTTCTTGAGTACGTCTTTGACCTCGTTCTCTTGTACTATTATACCATTGTCCTCACCCATTATCTTTACAACTTCGGCAACGGTAAACATTCTACCAAGCAATTCAATAATATCTTCCTCAAAAGGACTTAATTTGCTTACCAAGGCTTCCTCTTTCTTCATTCCTCCGTAACGTCCTGCACGTCCATAGGCCATTGCCTTACAAGTCGTTATTTTAGCTCTCATCTGATTGTATTGCCTCTTTAGTTCCATTATGTCTTCTTGTTCTTTCGGAGCTAAATGTTCAATATACTTTTTAAGCCTATGAGGAAGCATAGCAATATTTATCTCATCCCCTTCGGAAGACATATAAATTGTATTGCGTAAAATAGGATGTCTTTCCAAGGCAATCATTTTTATATATTCCTTGGGATTTACAACATCTTCTGGTATTGCTATCTTGTTACTATTTTCCATTATACTATTGCGTTTACTAATTATTTCTTTCCTCTTATATTTGCTTTTGTAGGTGTAACGGCTGCGGTTTCTTTCCCTTTCACATATTTTTTCATTATTCGCAAGCGTTCTACTCTAACAACGCAAATAGGATAATGTTCGTTTTGCTTGGGATAATCGGATATCAAAACAATCCTTAACGTTTTTATTTTTCTCACTTTGGAAATTATAGGGTATCTTTGCCTTTGGGAATATATGAATATGCGAAAAGACGTTGGGCCATCTATTTTGACCTCAACGTCCTCATCCTTTTCCCTTAATTCTTTTTCAAGTTGTTTTGGGTTCATCTCGGTCTTATCTCTGAATGTTCCAAGATAGGATTGAAATCAGCTACGGATAAACTATCACTCAACTCAATATTTTCTTTGATTAGTTTGTTGATAAGTTTATCTTGCTGATAGTTGTAATAAAAGCTAATTGCTAACAAGGCAATTAATACTCCGATAATAATTTTTGTTTTCATATCTATGTTATTTATTTGGTTTCTACTTTAGGATAGAAAGTATCATCTTGGTCCATTAACATTGCTACTCCGTAATTGCCGCTCCATCGGTTTTATTAGGTTTTAATCCAAGACTTTCGGAATGACTTTTGTAATCTACTTCTAAACGTCCTTGTTTCATATACACGAAGCCTGCTGATACTGGAACCCAATCATCACCTATTTTTACATCGCAATGATTAACATGTTCATGAAATATAATAGGCATTACAATTTCACCCTTTTTGAATATCACATATTTCATTCTTTCTTCTCCTTTACAAAATTTAATAGGTTATCAAGAAAGTTTGTCAAGTCCTCTTCATCTTCTTCTGATAAGTCAAGACTTATCACACTCTCGAAATTATCGCAATAATGGGTTGGACTATTTATATCATTAGAACTCTTCCAAAAGTTTGCTTGTTCTATGATTAAGTCACAAATCTGTTTTTGTTTATCGGTAGCCTTTGACATAATTTTATATTTTTAAAGGTTCATCTTCCCAAATCATTTTCTTTCCTATTATTTTTTCAATAGTACCTTTTGGTAAAATAACTCCATTGAAAGGAAGAAAATCATTTTCATCAGTTGACCAACCATCACACCATTTATTCCAATTATTCTTTGAATAAGTTCCTTTACAAAGTCCCCACATTACACTTAATATCCTTCTGCCTTTGAATTGTCTTCTAATAGGTAATGAATTTGTTATTTTTTCAGTACCGTCTTTATCTACGCATAAATAAGTTTCTACCATATGCTCAATATTTTTAGATTTTCTTGTATATAATGATTAGCTTCGTTCCAATCTTCAAAACTCTCGTATTTCAAACGGTTGAACGCTTCTCTCAATTGATTTCTGTATTCTTGATAAGCTATTCTGCTACTCTCGGTATCTGGACGGAATTCAAAATCATTCATTTTGCTTACCAATCCTTTAACTCTATCAAGAGTTGTTTCAGTATTAACAACGGTTACCAATATTTCCATATATTGCTTTTCTTTTATAAACTCCATTAATCTTGCGGAAGTAATGAATACCATCATCTGAATATTCAATATCTTCTCCGTTCTTCTCTAACAATTCAGCAGCCCATTCATTTGAATGTACTTGAACCTTTCTTTTTATCAACCATTGTTCGATAACGTCACTTGCCTCGCAATAATATCTTTCTTCTTTGTTTGATAAACAAGATAATAGAATTTCAAGCAAATATCTTTTACCTTCCTTAGTACCATCGCAACCGCACAGGATTACTTTCTTGCCTACATGAGTATCTTTATGAATCATTACGCATTTAAGATTACCGTTTTGTAGGCATACGTGCCACGTTGTATTCTCTTTTGATAATAACTCTAACGGTTTATATATAAAACCGTCTGAAACGTTGTTATATGAGTAAGCAAGCATTTTATAAACATCATTCAATGCCGTCTCTTTAGTAGCTCGGTCTGAGAAAATGGATTTCTTCATAATTTCATCTTTCCCTTTCTTTTTCCTTTATTGGAAGTGAGATGATATTGACCACAAAACTCACATTTATACCATTTTGTTCCTTTATGTTTCTTCTTCATAAGTTTCACGGCATTCTCCGCATCTTGAGATGACGGATATGTAACCTTTCCAGTTTCACATTCTACGTCCGATTGTTTGATTTTTACTTTAGGTTTCTTATGTTCATAATGAGGCTCTGTTAGTTTGTCAGGCTCTCGGTTTAATATCTCATCCAAATCTAAGCGTTTCATTACAAAACTATTTTGATAATCTTATAAACTCATCTTTGTTAACAACCCAATGTTCTAAATCATCCGATAAAGGAATAGCATTGCTAAACATATGAACAAATTCTTTATCAACAATAACTTCGTTATCATTCAAACGGTTTTGTATTTCCAATCTTGGATGATTATGAAGTCGGTGCGGTCTTTTAGACGGAATAAACTCAATGCTTGCTTCAGGGTCAACTGAAGTTATTGGTTGAGAAGTATTAACAAATTCTTGCCATTCCTCTTTGAATTTTTCAATTTGTTCTGGTGATAAGGAAGGAAGTTTCAATATTGCAATTCTATTACCGTCAGGCTCCTGAATATAAGGTTGAAGATTGCAACGCTTGATATATTCTTCAACTTCTCTTTGAGAACTCGGTTGCCATTCCAATCTTTCTCCGTTTTGAAATTCTACGATTGAAGGCAAAGATTTAATTTCAGGCTCACACAAATACTCTCTTCGGAATTGTTCTGGAGTGAATTCATTACGAATTTTATCAATATACTCCTCTTTGCTTTGTTTTTCAGGCCAATTATTTTCCATTGTAAAATTCTTTTGGTATTATTAAATTAGCAGGCAAAGAACACTCTGGGTCTGGTTTGTAATCTTCTATAACCTTCCAAAATATTCTTTTAACATCTTCTATATTCCAACCAGCAATTCCGCAACCTATCTTTGTAAGATAGAATGTCAGTTGTTGATTATTTAATACAAAGTCTATGAATTTATCAATACTTGCTTCCAAAGCTCCCTCCGATACTTTCTCCATATTCTCATCAAGAGTTGGTATAGCATAAGAGCGTCCAGTCAATCCTTCGCTTTCTCCCCAAGTTGCTTCAAAATTCTCGTAGGCTATGCGGGCAGCTCCTCCCATGTGAGCTCCGTTCATATTGGAACCAAAGACGAATATTTCATCAGGTTTCAATTCTTCAATAATTTCTGGAGTGTACTTTTTCATTGTCGTAAAAATTATATGATTTATCTGTTATTTATAACTTTGCTAAAAAGAAAAGGAAGATGATGACTCACCCTCCTTTTCAATCATTACAAGCAAAATAGATATGGAAAATTTAAACCTTCAAAACATCATATATATAATCTACAAATTCATTGACATCATTAGATATTAATGAAAGTGAAGTAGTGCTAACATCTTCGGGTACTTTACGAACTCTCTGGGCAGCTTCCATGAGCTTAGCAACGATTTCACCAATCAGTTTACCGTCCGTGAGTTTCTTCTGTATCTTATCCGTTACCAACAAATAATCTACGGATTGAATATCAACTCCTCCAGATACTTTGTTAAATGTTCCGTTATCATTGATATTTTTATCAACAACCAATTTATTTCCCGATTCAGAAATAAATGTTGCATTGTTATCATCGGAATTTACAAATTCATATAATCCGATTATCTTGCCCATACTAACGGCAATTATTTTTGTTTCTTCGTTTATCATGATTTGAATTTTTCTATTACTGTTAACACACTTTCACCTCCAGTCAAAGAAGCAAATATCCTTCCGCATTCGGAACACTTGACAAATTTATTGCCTTGTACTTTAGGAACTGGAATGAACTTTCTCGGAGACTGTCCAATCTCTGGTTTGCTTTTGTTCAACTCATCATCGTGAGCTTTTTTCTTAATATCTTCCATAATGTTGAATTTTTATAGATAAACTTTGCCTTTGATATCATTATTAAAAATGTTAGTCCATACATAAATCAATTCTTGTTTTGCTCTGGTTATGGCTACATATTTCAAGTTAGCTTCTTGTTCATACTGCCAAGGTTGTGTAGCATATTTACTCGGAATTAATTCTGGGCATAGGAAGAAAATTCGGTCATTCTCCAATCCCTTAGCCTTATGAATAGTAGATAACATTATGCCCTTAATATCATCGCTAAAAATATTGTTTATCAACTTCTTCAATTCAGGTACGCTTTCAACTTCCTCGCAAAGACATTCAATAACTTCTATCTTTTGTTGAAGCACCTCCATCTTCGGGTGTAAGCTCGGTTTTCGCACTCCTCGCTTCTCCAGCTTTTTCAAAAGATTATTCTTTTCAACTTCAAGCATAGAAAACAAACCGCTGATTGTCTTAGCACCTGTTTTGCTTATCAGCCCAAGAATACCCTCACCAATCTCTTTACCTCGTATCTTTGACTTGATTTTGTTTTTCATCAACCACAGATAAGTTTGTATCAACGGTTTTAAATTTCTACAAAGTATCCAATCGCCCTGATGAATTTCTGTTAAACTTCCATCCTTAACAATACCTTCAATAGCATGAGGAGCATATGAAATTTCAGGAACTATTTTTTGAGCTTCTTTAACGATATTAACGGCACATCTATAAGACACGCTCAAAGGCAGTTTAATTGCTTGCCCGTTAATGTTTGCCAGTCTGTCGTAACTTTCTGCGTCGGCTCCTGCGAAGCCATATATGGCTTGCCTCTTATCTCCTACAGTGGTCAATCTTCCTTTTCTATTCAAACAGTTCTTTATGAACTCATGTTGACATATTGAGAAGTCTTGACTTTCATCGCAAAACACATAATCGTATTTTTTGAAACGAATTGAAGGGTCAGTTACTGGAACGTATATCATGTCCATGAAATCAAATTGAGATTTATCTTTTATAAGATAATCAAACGCTTTCATGACTAATTTGATATCATCTTCTTCAACATCAATATCATAATGATTTATTAGCTCCGTTATTGATTCAGCATTATTTTCACAAAGGTTACATCTCATCAAATCCAATATCTTTGGAACTACATAAAAGAAATATCCACGCCTTTTGTCTGGTATTTCAAACTCTTTCAGAACTTTCTCTGTTTTTGCTATACCTTTATTTGGGTTCATCTTCACCTTTCCTCCATATCGGCTTAATATAGAACGCCAACCGCAAGAATGTATAGTCATTATTTCAACATCTCTCCTTTTGTTCCTTTCTCTTAATTCATCAATAATTGAATTGTTAAAAGCAAGGAACAGGGAACTATCCCCGTCAGGAACGAATTTTAAAAGTTCCAAAAGTACGGTTGTTTTCCCTGAACCTGCGACAGCTGAAATGTTTATGTCTTTATTTGTTTGCTGAAATACCTTATAAATTATTTCTTGATATTTTGAAGGTCTCATTTTACAATTTTAATTACAATTTCTTTGTACCATTCGGAGCACTCCATTTATACCATGGGGTGTTCTTGGCAAACTCACATCTAACCAATACACCTTCTTCCATAACTCTATTGAATTGTGAAATAAAATTAGTACGGTTTGAACATTGAGCTGCATTCTTAGTAAGAAACTCTGTAATATTTACACCCTCTACTGTGTTAAAATCAATAGATTGAGCAGTATTGAAATACCCTTCTGTCCATTTATAAACATTGAAATACAAGCACTCTTTAGTAGCAGGCTCAATGATTTGTAGAATAGTATAACCTTCTAAAACCAATTGTTCAATAGCCTTTTGAAAAATGTTAATGTTTTCCATTATATTTCTCCTTTCTCTTTTTGAATTGTTAAAATTTCTTTTATACGCTTTAAACCTTTGGAATATTGTCCATTGCTGACGTCTGGATTTTCTTCTAAAAATTCAGAAGTTTTTTGACCTAACATTCTTGAACGACATATCCTTTTTTCAACTTCATCGAAGCCCATTTGCTCCATCAATAGTTCCGTGGTATCAGGCTCTCGGTTATCGTGAAAACCATGATGCATAGTTTCCAACGCTTCTGTTATTTCAACCCCATTACTTCTTTGAAGTTCTTTCTGATAATCTCTGAAAAAATTCCTCGAAAGAGACTTGTTGAAATAAAAGTAGAAATTATAATTTTTACCAATGATATATTTTTCTAAACATTTATCAAAAATAATATAACAATCGGCAATGAGTTCATCTCTATCAGGCAGCGTGTCTTTACGATATGTGTTTTGTAACAGATTAAGATAATTGCAAATATTCTTCTTTACAATGTCTTTCATCATTTTAAACACTAAATTTTTGAAAGCCTTTGAACGTTTCTCATCCTTTGATAAACGAATTATTGCTATACACTTGTTAACAAATTTTGCCCTGTAGTGATAGTCTTTTTTGAAATACACGCTCTCCAGACTCATAAGCTATCACTTTTTACTTGCTTCCTTAAATTGTTTAGTAGCCTCGTGTAGTTGATGTTCTTTGAAAGGTTTTACTTCCTTTTCAAAATGGTCATGAGAGCGTTTCTTCAAAATCTCTCTCTTTTCCTGAGGTGATGCGCTTGAATACTTAGCAATTTCAATATTCTTTTGACTGATAGGAATATCCTTATTTGGATTTATTTCCTTTCTAATTTGACCGCAACGTGGACACGGAGCGTTATTGCTTTGAAGTTCACCATTTACCATTTTATAGGTATTTGAAAAATACTCCTCCTCAATTCCAAATTTCGGACAGTCTTTGTTTTCACATACAAATTTGCTCATAATTTATTTTCTTTTTTCTGTTAATAAAGCGTAATGTAAAATCAAAAGAGCGTCAGAAACTCTTGTCCAATCTTGTTTTGTTTTCAATTTGAATTTAGTTCCTACGCTCGGATACAACTGTTGAGCACGTTCCATTAATTTAGTTTTCCACTGGTTAGTTGTTCTTTTGCCCTTAGTGCCCAATTGTAACTCTTTCTGCCACTTCTGAGGTGTCACCTCCATAGTAGGTATCTTTTTACAAATCAAAGCCATTTCCAAGTGTCCAAATCCCTTACCGAAATTGAACATGGATGAACCTCCCATTCCTGGCAATCCTCCTACTTTTTCAAGATAACAAATAGAATTGTTCTTGTATTTATTCAAAAACTCTTCTAAAAATTGAGGTGTTTCAGGCATATGAACAACCTCAACAAATTCATTTTTATCTAAAGAAAAAACAACAATACCACCTTCTTTTCCTGGGTCAATTGCTATTATTTTTTTATCTTTCAAGAATTTTATCCACTCCTTATCTTCCATATATAATATAAGTTTTTAATGTTCATTATTTAGATAATAACTTTGAGTCATTTATACATATCGGCTGACATCCTTCTCTTTAACCACATACAGAGTGTTTTCATTGTTGAAAGACTCACTAACATTTTGGGTTATCACCAAAATAATTATACCCATTTTTTCAAAGATTTTGATGATATTTTCTTGACCTTTGCTATCCATCCCATGAAAGCACTCGTCAAAGCAAAGCAAATTTAATCCTCTCCCATTAGTAGATAAATTTATGAGATGCTGAATACCAAGAACTCCTGCTAATGTAACACGTCCTCTTTCTCCTCCTGATTTTGCCATAAATAGCTCGGCTGTTACTCCATCGTTCAAAACAAACACATCAATCTTTTCTCGGACTTCTCCCGATTTCAATATTGTGAAACCGTTAATCAACACCGATATATCAACACCGAACTTCCTCAGATAGCTGTTCGTGATACCTTCGATTATTTTGATTGATTTGTTAGCAAGATAGGTCATAAATCCTGAACGTCCCATATTAAACTGCCAAAACTTAATTGTCTCCATCTCTTCGGTGATTGGTAAGAGTTGGTTAGAAAATTTAGCTATCTCTGTATCACATTCACTTATACGCTGGTTGAGACTGTTAAGCAATTTATCATCTTTCTTTCGTTTCTTGATAGCTTTCTTTTCATTCTCCCATTTAACTATCTTTTCACGAAGGTCGGAACGGTCTTGAGTTTTGTTCTTTATCTTGCGTTCATAACCACTTTTCTCTTCCTCAATCTCTCCAACAAGTTCTTCGGCTCTTTCGGCTTCTGCTATTTTCTCTTTCAGCTTCTTCATCTTTTTATTTTTGATGTCCAGCTTCTTCTCCGCAGCGGCAATTGCCGTGTCGGCTTCTTTCAAAGCATCTTTAGCTTCATCAACAGACAATTCCAATTCTGACTCGTTTATGAACTCATGTTGACACTTAGGACAAGTTATGGTTTCATTCAATTCAGCTTGTATTTTTCTTCGTATCGCTTTGGTTTCAGTTACTTCTTCATCAAGCTCATCAATTTCTTCTTTGAGTTTTTTTCGGTCTTTTTTAAGCTGTGAAGTATCTTCAACTGTAATAGCTTTGATTTGCTCTTCTTTGGTCTTAACCTCTTTATTCCATTTCTTCAAGTTACCGTCAATTTCAACAATCTCTTCTTCGGCTTCGCTTATCTTCTCGGATAGCTCGGTCAACTCTTCTTCGGTATTATCATTAGCAAGCACTTCTTCTCTCTGCTCCACCAATAGCTCCTTCTTATCTGATAACTTACCTATCTCATCATCAATCTCCTTGTATTCGGCATTCTTTTCTTTGTAACGCAAATCAAGTTCTTCTATGACTGGATTTATCATATCGGCAGAAGTAATGCGGTTCATGATTTCCTTTTTCTCTCCATCGCTCGCTGTAAAGAAAGTGTACCGATTATCTTGACTTATAATAAAATATCTTAACAAATCTTCACGGCTTATACCGATGAGTTCAAGAACTCTCTTGTTTGCTTCGTTTACCGATACTACTTGTTTGTTAAGTTTATCATTTTCCCATATCTCAATTTTAACTGGTTTGTTGCTACGAAAAAATTGACGACTGATGCGGAGCTTCATTTTCAATACAGGATTGTAAAGATGAAATACAATGCGACATTCTTCTTCATCACGATTAATAAAGCTATCTTTCTTGATAGCTCTTAGGCTCTCATTTGTAAGAGCTATGCAAATTGCTTCAAACAATGTAGTCTTACCTGCTCCGTTGTTTTCCAAACCACGGTCAGTTTCGTTCTTTCCAAAGATAACAGTACAAGTATTGTTTTTGAAATCATATACTGACTCTTTATGAGCGAACAAATTATATATCTCAATTTTACTTGGGTTCCACATATCGCATTTGTTTTATTAAATCAAAACCATATTTGAATTTACTGCCTTTAATATCATTATCGGTACAAAACTTCAAAAAGTCTTTTGTTATTGTTTTCTTATCATAGCTCAAAACGCTGTCTGACTCGGATATTTCGATTGCTTCTGCCGTCTCGGTTGCTTCAAATTTGCAATCTATACCGTATTTTCCTTGTATCTCGGCAATATTTATCTTTTGACAATCTACCTTCTTCCCAGTGAACACGAAACGAATATGGTCAAACTCCTCTCCTTCGTATTTCTCTAACAAGTTCATCAAAGTCTCTTTATCATTAGCATCAATGACTTCTTTGATATACTTCGGAAACTTAGAAGGAACAAATTTGGTTGAGCCGTTATCAAATATAACCGTGAAACCTTTATCAGTGATATTCTCTCCGTAATTGTTTTGATATGCTGAACCAGTATAAATAACATTATCTGCTAACTTGGAAGCGTTATGATAATGTCCAATTAAAACTTTAGTCCAAGCTTCAAACATAGACGGCTTTATGATAGAAGAAACTTTTGAACCGTCATTATTTACAACTCCGTCAAATCCTGAATGTGTTATCAAAATTAAAGGAGTTTCTGAATCAATGTCTCGGTCAATCAAATTATCTTCAATTTGACCTTCAACTTTTTGATACTCTTCTAACCATTTTTCATCCTTAAAATAAGGAATGAAAGCAATAATACATCCGTCAATAAATTTTCTACAACCTGAACGATAAAGTTTAACACAAGGCTCGGAATAAACATCCAAGTAGCTCTTTTCATCATCACTATCCGTTTTATCATGATTTCCTGGAATGACGTGTAATTCAATATCCTCTTCAGACAACATAACAAGTATTTCTTTCCAATCAGTCAAACATTGTAACGGTTGACCTGAGCGGTTGGTAAATACATCCCCACCGCAGAATATACGGTTTGTTTTATATTCTCGACAAAGACTGATGAGCTGACGAAAAATGTCTTTCACCAACTCACCGTTGTCCTTATCAAGATGGACGTCATTTACAAGTATTCCAATTGCTTGTTTTTTCATAAATTCACATTTTCCTTATAAACGCTGTTAATCCTCTTCATCTTCAAGTCCGTTTTCAAGAGACTTCTTCAAATCAACTAAATCGTTTTGCATTGACTTTTTGATTTTATTATGAAGAGCAATCAGAAGTTTATTGTGGTCATAGTAATGTTTGAATAATTCTCTCGGAGAACTCCAAGACAATTTGCCATTCAAATAACTCACTTTCTTAGCTCCTTCTTTTTTCAAAATTCCTACTTCCAGAGCATAGTCAATGTCTTCTTGAGAAAGTATTATTCCATAACCAAGCAATATTCTTATGTCGGTTTTTTTCCTACTTCCAAAATCATTCTTGACTACTTTGACCTCAGTTATTTGAGCAACTTCTACTTCATCAATTTTTTCATGTTTGATTAGTTTCATTGACAAACGAATAGTAGGCATTAATTCAACCCATTCTCCTCCAGTACTCTTTCTGGTAGTGATACCCATATTACTTTGTTCATACTGATGATTTAACATCACAAAGTGCATAACATGAGTGTACATTTCA